CTGCCCATGGTACCGGCAATTGCGGCTTTTGTTGTGCGTACATATAACTTCCTTGTTATAGATGCTGCTCTTATGTAACTGTAAACGTTTTTACAACTTCATTCACTAAACCTTGAAATTGATTCGTAGAACTATTGTACCATGTCAGACCATTTGGAACGAGAGGATGCCCAGTAATCGGGGGATGAAGCGCCGTAATCGTTGCAATATTCGCTGTCGTTTGAGAAGGAAATAATAATCCTTCATTGGATAAATATGTCTGCATCTCATTAAATAGAGTCGTAAACATAAGCTGCGCATCAGCCGTTAGGTATCCATCTTTATCCACGAACTTTGTAATATTTAAATTTGGAACGTTCATTGGAATATATTAACCTCTCCATTTGTAATCGCCTTTCTCCATGTACTCCAAAACCTAAACTGTGGCACTAAATCATTTGCAGCACCTACATTCCAGAATATCACCCGATTTCTTCTGTAGCCAAGTGGATTCAAATATTTACTCACGCTACTACCAAAGTTCTCACCGCCATCTCGTGACACACTAAAATCTATTCTTGGTTGATACTGCGGAAGCAAATTCACATTCTCTAAACCAATATAATATTTCATGTCCTCTGTTTGCAAGAAAACCCCGTTCTCAGTTGCCAAATATTCTGGGATATCTTGTGGGGCATTAGGGTCTGTACCTTGCTCCATCGTGAATGTAATATTGTTACAAACAAACCTAGAGGAATCTGGCAGCCGAACATTTTCACAAACCCTAACACAAGGGATTTCTTCAACCTTTCCGTTGCCATAATCATAAGTGTAAAACGCTTGGTCTAGCTCATAGATATCACCATCAACTGAACTTACGAAATAAAATCTATCATTAAAGTTACAAACACGTTTAGCAATGAAAATATTCATCAGCTCATCAGTAAGATAATAAAATGTTTGCAAATTAAAATCGTACATCAAAGTTAAGTTATCTTGTGGGTCTGCAAAGGTAATTACATAAAATAAATGACCCAATTGTTTGTAAAAGAATGCATAAGAGTTGCTTGGGTTAACAAGTTGATCTAACTTATAGTTAATGCCATCGGTGGATACTTGCTGAATGTCCCCTCCAGTTGTGTACATGATGGCAGGCCCGGATTTCTCATTGGTTCCCAAGAAAGCAACAATGTTATCTCCATATGCAATCGTGTCCGCTGACAGACAGCCGTAATCTAAGTTCTGCGTGCTGTTACGTTGATAAGGAAATAATTGCGCGCCTACGTTTTGCCAGGGTTCTGCTACTGTTTTACCCATTACTAAAATGTTATTAGCAGCGGAAGGAATATAGACAACACCCACTACATAATCAGGTTTAGTTTGCATGGTACCAGTGTGCTGGGCATCCGCTGGGAACTGCGTTGCGTCTCCGCTAACCGACAACCGCCATTGAGCGGGATTACCTGCCTGACTTATATCTGCGGCAATAATGTAAGTATCGTGATATGCAATGTAACCGGGGATGAAATCCAGTGGGTCGGTCCCGGAACTTCCTCCAGTGGCTTTTACTAAGCCGCCACCAGTTAACCAGTTATAAACATAGATATTTGTTTTATCGCAAATCGCAATCTGATTATTATTATTTTCAGCAATGAACACATCACCTACAAATGTATCGATAAAACCTATTTGCGTTACAGTTAGGTTTGGGGATATGGATAAGAAGATGTTGTCAACCACGGCAAACATAAGGTCCGCACGTGTAGAGGAATAGATGGCTCTGCCAATTCCATTTGTATTTATTGTAGCGATTTTTTTGTATCCAGAGAATGAAACAAGCCATCCATCCGATACGAACATGTTGAACGTAGATTCTTGAGATATTTTTGGATATATCCCAAACTTATTGCCGCCGACTATTTTAAGCGGGATGCTCTGCGTGTCCGGGGCTTTGGGTTTCATGTTCAGGGACATGGGTTATACGTTCCTTGTGATACTTCACATAATCATGCGCTTTTAAAATTAGCTCTAGATTGTCTTCAAGCTTGCCAATGGCCGTATTACATGAATGGCACAAAAGTCCCCTGACCGCATTTGTTTCATGACAATGGTCTATGCAAAGTCTCGTTATGCCGCCATTTCTAGATTTTCTATTCTCTTTTCTGTTGCAAATTGCACATCTATCATCTTGCTCTACAAGCATAGCGTGATATCGTTCCAGCGTTATCTGGCGTCTTCGCAAGATTTCCAATTCCGTGCGAAGCGGTCCCATTTTGGATCTATATTTAGCCCTAGCCTTTCTATTAACCTCTGGATGCAGTTTGCTATATATTTTTTGTGCCTCTATAACTTTCTCTCTATTATCAGCATAATATTCTCGCTGATTTCTTGCTAAGACGGCTCTGTTTTTGGACTTATATAACTGGTCTTTAAATCGCCTGCAATATCTGCACCGTAACAAAAATTTATCACTATCCTTAATCCTTTCTCTTATAACCAACTCTTCCGCCAAAGGACCGTGATGTTTACAAACTTTAACTATATCGCTCATGCTTTCTCTCCTTAATTAATGGAAAGAAGAGCATACGTTATTTTAATTTCGGACGCAACCAATTATTAGGGGCGCCATAAATGCCCTATCGATATATCTGCCCAGTTAAGGCCCCGTTGTGACTGCAAGCTCGAAACCTTCTGCATCGAAAAGTCATAAGAGTCGATATCCATAATGACTTCCTCAAACTCCCGCAGCTTCTTATAAGCCTGTGGCTGCATCGAAATATTGTATTCATCACACAAATATTCGCAGAGCTTGTAGCGCAGGTACTCTATATAGAATGTATCTAGCGTTAAGCTCAAATCTTGATTCAATGCCACACTCGCCAAGCTAAACTTACCTACTATCTCCGCGCCATAATTACCGTTCGGCAAAAAGTACATACGAAGATTAGAACCATTCAATGTTCTTTGAATGTTCCAAGTAAAGGGTAGAGATTGGATGTTGTTAACACGAGCAGAACCAAAGTAATTCTTCTTACTCTGGTTCATCATTGAATAGCGCACTTCGTCAATCGTAAAAGTCAAAGACTCCATTTCAACCAGATTTCGAATGAAGTAGAGTTCTTGTCCTGAGACTAAAGTAAATTCATAAACAGTAAAATACGGGATATGTCTTTGGTCTGCTGTCATCACAGCCAGCAATGCGTTTAATAACGTAACACCTTCGTTAAGTTGGTCAAAAGTTATCGTTTCAAGTTCTCTGGAGAGTATTCCAGATAAGTTGAAAGCACGCGTTACCAGCTGTGTAACAGGATAGGACATAAAGACTCCTAGATTTGGAAGTCATACCCTTCAACAACGACAGTTAGCGCCGCTGAAGCTGTCGACAACTTATAGCTGACTTCCGGTTTGGCAGTAGCGAGCAAAGGTAGAATTGAGAATGATTCATCAATTACAACCGCCGCAACTTGACCGGTAATAGTCAGCCAATCCCCCGTTGCTCCAGTTGGTTGGAACTTCGCAGTATCACTTGCAGCATTTGGCGTAAATGCAGCTTGCAGTACCACGCGACCAAATTGGACACTAGGCATAGCAACGGACAAATCCATAGCAGTATAGGTAGTTGCTGTACCGCCTGATAAAACGCTAATAGGAGCGTCCCATTGAAAGTATCTACCACCGCCGTTTGCTGAGCCTTGATAGAACTTCAATATGTGAGACATGCTGTCTGTCAACACCCATCCAATACAGCGTTGCGTTCCATAGTTGAAAGGCATAACAGGGCCAGTAGCTGGCGCATTCAAACTCATAATGTACGCTGGTGTTTTGAAATCGGATGGATCGCCAATGGCATATACATAATAGCCAGTTGATGCAGCCAAAGTTCCGGTATCAAGACCATTTACACCGTTTACTGCTGTATTCACGGTAGTTGTAGCATTCGCTGTTCCCACTCCGTTTCCCAAAAAATTACCAACGTTAATATCAAAAACATTGGTGCTATCTCGACATTGACCGGCAGTCACAGTAAATGCAGTGGTGCTGGAATATGCCAAGGTCATTCCGTTTGCATAAAGAAACGGTTGATTTACAATTGGTTCACTAGACATTTTTTATATTCTCCAAATTAGTTTTGTTATGGTGCTCTCTATGATGATAAAAACATAACCATCTAACTTCCATTGGCTTTGTATAATCATCATGATGCGCTTCAATTTTTTCATTTGTTCCACAGACTTCGCAAACGCCTTTTATCAATATCCCTTTACTTATGTACATTCTAGTCAGAGATCTAACCCTATCCTTAAAAACATGCTCTTTATAATTAGGATCACTACGCTTCTCTTCTCTTTTCCTCCTAAAACAATCTAGACACTGATAATTACTCCAACTGGCAAATTCATTTCCACATCTACATTTTCCAGTTCTATGCCTTTTTGTCCTGCCTGTTTTAAGGCGCCATTCATTATCTTTTCGCCTTGTACATGCATAACAAAACCGAAGCTTAGGATTCTCTTTTTCTTTTCTGCATGCAGAACAAATTACTTTAGCCTCACCCCACGGAAGCAGGCCTAACTTTTCCCTTTTTATAGCCCTAGCCTTTTTGCTTGCATTAAGTTTGCATCTTAGGCAACGACTATCATTTAAATACTTAGGCCCCTTCTCTTGCTTACACGTACAACAATAAATACTTCTTCCCATCTCTTTCTCCTTTGTAAAATGGATATTTTAATCCATTTTACAGGAGAGGACATCTATTGAGTCAATGAGAATGCAATCCTCATACTATACTCCTGTACAAGAGTTGACCCCCATATAATGTCGTGCACAAAACCTGATTGGTTTTGGCCGAACAAAGTACCGTAGTACATACGCATTGAAACGCCAGAATCTGGGTCTGCTTCATTAGCTGTTGGGAAAGGCGGCTGGTCTGGTAAACGTGGCATACCAATAAACAATGCATCTCCAGATACAATCAAACCGGCAGTATGCGAAGGCAATGCTTTAACTTGCATACCTGCTGCTAGTGCGTTATTTAAATTTTGATTGGAATTACCTGATGCCCACACTAAAGCTGGAGTTACAGTAATGGTGATAGAACT